ATATTACTAATCATATTATTACGGTATCTAAAACGGTTACGGCAGGAGAAACGGTAGACTTAGGAGATTCTGCTTACCAAAATGCTATGATGATTAAGCTTACTTGGAGCGGTGCAACGGGTACGGCTACTTATACCTTACCAGATGCTACTTCTTCTAATTCTACTAATAGGGTTTTAAGATTTATTACCGATAGTACTTTTTCTTCAGCAACTAGAGTAGACTTAACCCCAGCTAGTGGTCAAAATCTAGACGGTAGTACCTCAGCTTACGAAATTAATAAAGAATACGAGGGAATAGCGATATGGTCCGACGGAAGCGAGTGGTTTATTATACAGAAAAAGGCTTAAAAATCTAACAGAATGTTTATTAATTTATTATAACTATATGAAAGCAACCGAAGTACTTAAAAAAGCAAAAGAGCTTCTTTCTATCGAAACGGAAGAAGTTAAACTAGCGACGGCTACTTTAGAAAACGGGACTATTATCGAAGCAGAGTCTTTCGCTGCGGGAGAAGAGGTCTTTATCGTTACAGAGGACGAAAAAGTAGCATTACCCGTAGGGGACTATACTCTAGAGGACGGGAACGTCTTAATGGTCAAAGAAGAAGGAATTATCGATTCTATTGGCGCAGCTGTAGAGGAAGAAGAGCCTAGCGAGGAAAGTCTTAACGAGGAAACAGAACTCGAAGAAGATAAAGAAGAAATGGGATACGCTACTAAAGAAGAACTTGCGGAGGTTAAGTCTATGATCGAAGAGATTAAGGCTATGATCGAAAGTAAGGAAGAAATGAGCGAAGAAGTTTCTGAAGAGCCTAAGGAAGAACTTAGCGAAGAAATTAAAAAGGAAGAAACGAAAGAAGAGCTTTCCATAATTCCTAAGGTTAAGCATAACCCCGAAAAAGAAGTAGAACGTAATTTAAATCTATTTTCTCAAAAAAGAGCTACGACTACTTACGATAGAGTATTAAGTAAAATATCAAAAATTAATAATTAAATAAAATGGCAACAACAACTTCAATTACGAGTACATATGCGGGTGAGTCAGCTGGTCAATATATTAGCGCAGCTTTACTAAGCGGATCTACTATCGAAAATGGCGGGATTACGGTCAAGCCTAATGTTAAATTTAAAGAGGTAATTAAGAAGGTATCTACAAATGATATCGTAAAAGACGCTTCATGCGACTTCGACGCGACTTCTACAATTACCCTTACTGAGAGAGTTCTTCAACCAGAATTCCAGCAGGTCAACTTACAATTATGTAAGAAAGACTTTATCTCTGATTGGGAAGCGATTCAGATGGGCTATTCGGCGCATCACGATTTACCTCCTTCTTTTAGTGATTTCTTAATTTCTCACGTAGCTGCTAAAGTAGCTCAAAGAACAGAAAACTCTATTTGGGAAGGTTCAACTGCTACAAGCGGACAGTTTAACGGTTTAACTACACAAATCGCTTTAGACGCAGATTTACCTACTGGGAACGAAGTTGCGGGTACTACAGTTACTGCGGCTAACGTAATTACAGAACTAGGTAAAATTGTAGACGCTATTCCTTCTGCTCTTTACGGTTCTGAAGATCTTAACGTATATGTATCTCAGAATATTGCTAGAGCTTATGTAAGAGCTTTAGGGGGATTTGGTTCTTCTGGACTAGGTGCTGCGGGTACTAACGCGATGGGAACTCAATGGTGGAATAACGGATCTCTTACTTTTGACGGAGTAAAAATCTTCGTAGCTAACGGATTAGCTGATAATACGGCTATGGCCGCAGAGAAATCTAACTTATTCTTCGGTACTGGTTTGCTTGCAGACCATAACGAGGTGAAGGTTTTAGATATGAGCGACCTAGACGGTTCAGATAACGTTCGCGTAGTAATGCGATTTACGGCTGGAGTTCAGTACGGGATAGTAGAAGATATCGTAACATACGGTATTACTAACTCTGCTAACTAAGAATTAGAATAGTTTAACTTAAAGGGGTAGGTAAGCCAAAGAGCCTGCCTACCCTTTTTTAATACAGAAAAGATATGGCATGCGAGTTAACAAGAGGGCGTAAGGAACCATGTAAGGATGTAGTCGGGGGTCTGAAAAATATTTACTTCGTAGATTTTGGAGATCTAGGAACGGTAACTAAAACAGACGACGAAATTACTAATCTTACGGGAGATAGTTCTAATAACCTTACGGCTTTTAAATATGAATTAAAAGGTAATAGTAGCTTTGAGCAAACGGTAACGGCTTCGAGAGAAAACGGTACGGTATTCTACGAGCAGACTTTAAACCTTACTCTTAAAAAACTTTCTAAGGAAGATAATAAAGAGTTAAAACTTCTAGCTTACGGTAGACCTCACGTAGCGGTAGAAGATTATAACGGTAACGTTTTTATGATGGGTCTAGAGCATGGGGCGGACGTTTCTGGAGGTACGATAGTAAGCGGAGCATCGATGGGTGATCTTAGCGGATATACTCTTACGTTAACGGCTCAAGAAAGAGAGCCAGCTAACTTTATGGCTTCGGATACGATAGACGCTGACTATCCGTTCTCTGTAACTGATTTCGCAGGATTAAGCGGAACGATTACGATTACGGAAGGGACGAACTCTTAAACCGAGTTTTTATTTGATTTAAAAGGGGGTAGCTATATAGTTACCCTTTTTTTATTATAACAAATTAGACTTTTTTTTATTATATAAGTATGATAATATTAGAAGAGTCAGCGAGTAGTCAAACGTTTAGTTTTATTCCTAGATCCTATACGTCGGGAATAACTTATACTATTAAGATAACTAACGAGACGACTAATAAAGAAGTATACGCTTCTACGGCAACTTCTTTTACGGAAGTAGATTATTACTACGAGCATAGCGATATATTTACTCTAAAAGAAGATACTTACTATACTATAGAGATTACCGCTAGTAGCGAAGTAATATTTAGAGATAAAATATTTTGTACTAACCAAACAGTAAGTACTTATTCTATAAATAATAACGCTTATATAGTAAATAGCGACGATAACGAATTTATATTAATATAATGGATAACTTACATATAGTAAACCTTTCTTCTTATAATAGGCCTAAGGTCCAAGAAGATAAAAAAAAGGACTGGGTAGCTTACGGCTCGGATAATAACTATTATCAATACCTAATAGACCTTTATACTAATAGTACTACTAATAACGCTATTATAAACGGAGTAAGTAATTTAATTTACGGTAAAGGCTTAGACGCTTTAGATAGTTCTACTAAGACGGACGAATACGCTGCCCTTAGATCGATCTTTAAGAACGAATGCCTTAAGAAGGTAGCCTTAGACTTAAAACTCTTAGGAGAGGCTTCTTTTCAAGTATTATATAAGGACGGAAAGGTTTATAAAGCGGAGCATTTTCCGAGACAGACCTTAAGATCCGAAAAGTATAATAAAGACGGAGATATAGAAGCTTATTACTATTCTCCTAATTGGTCTAAAGTTAAAAATACCGATAAACCCGAAAGAATAGCAGCTTTTGGTATGGGTAACGGAATAGAGCCAGAGATTAAAATAATTAAAAAATACGTTTCGGGTTACGATTATTACTGCCCCGTCGATTACGCGGGATCACTAGCCTACGCCGAGCTTGAGAGCGAAGTAGCGGATTACCTAATTAACGATGTACAAAACGGGTTTTCAGGGACAAAAGTCGTAAACTTTAACGCGGGTATTCCAGATAGAGAGAAGCAGCTACAGATTAAAAACGACGTAATGCATAAGCTTACGGGTTCTAGAGGAGAAAAAGTAATTATAGCTTTTAATAATAGCGCAGAGCAAAAGACTACTATAGACGATATACCTTTAGATAACGCTCCCGCTCATTACGAATATTTAGCTAACGAATGCTCTACTAAACTAATGGTAGGTCATAGAGTTACTTCTCCTTTACTTTTAGGAATTAGAGACGGTAATAACGGCCTAGGTAATAACGCAGACGAAATTAGAACGGCTTCTTTATTATTTCAGAACGTTACGATTAGACCTTACCAAGATTTAATTATAGACGCTATAGATCAAATACTAGCAGTAAACGGAATTAGTCTTAAATTATATTTTAAAACGCTTCAGCCTTTAGAGTTTATCGAAACAGATAACGCTATTACGGACGAAGCTAGAGAAGAAGAAACGGGAGTAAAGCTTAGTAAAGAAGAGCCAACGGACGAAGAGTTATTAGAGAGCCTAGAAGGATTAGGCGAAACGGAGGAGGAGCTATTAGAGCAGGGCTGGGAACTTTTCGACGAAAGAGCGGTAGATTACGAGCAGGAAGAGGCCTTAGATAAAATGCTAAGCTTAGCTTCCGTAGTACCTAGTAGAGCAACGGCTAAAAGTGAATTAGACGGAGAGACGGAAACAGGTAAAAGATACTTAGTAAGATATCAGTACGCTCCTTTAATCGTTAGCGGTAACTCTAGAGAGTTCTGCCGTAAAATGGTAAGAGCTAAAAGAGTCTATAGAAAAGAGGACTTAGATAAAAATAGTACCGCGAATAGCGAACTAGCTGCTAAAGGAGAATCTAGCTATAATATATTTTTACATAAAGGCGGGGCTAACTGTAAGCATTACTTCTTAAGAAAGACTTATATATTTAAGGACGGAGTAAAACCAGATCCTAATAGTCCTAAGGCAGAAAGAGCTTATAAAAGCAAAAGAGAAAAAGAAGGGATAACAGATCCTACCTCTGCGGAAGAACCTAACCTAGTTTCTACGAGACCTATAGATACACCGAATAAAGGATATAAAAACCCTAGATAATTATGGCAGAGGCATTATTAATATCGAGAAAAGACGTAGTAAAGTTTACCTCTATGAACGGTAATATAGATACGGATCATTTTATACAATACGTTAAAATAGCGCAGGATAAGCATATAGAAAACTATCTAGGAAGCGACTTAATAAATAAAATAAAAGCGGATATAGTAGCTACTAGTTTATCGGGAGATTATCTAAGTCTAGTAAATAACGAAATAAAACCAGCGTTGTTACATTGGACTATGGTAGAATATTTACCTTTTAGTAATTATACTATCGCTAATAAAGGGGTATTTAAGCATACGAGCGAAAACGCAGATAGCGTAAGTAAAGAGGAGATAGACTACTTAATAGAAAAAGAAAGAAATACGGCGCAGTACTATACGAATAGATTAATAGAATATCTAACGTTTAACGCTCCTTCTAAGTTCCCAGAATACTATAGTAATAATAACGAGGATGTATATCCCGATAAAGATTTGTTCGGTGGATGGGTTATTTAAGAGATAGAAAAGTAAAATATAAACCAAAGGAAAAAAATATAGTTAAATTAGAAAACTATATTAAAAACCTAGATAACAAATTCGTGAAAAAATTATTAATATAATATGGCAGGTAGACCTATAACAGATTGGTACGGTAGAAATACTATAGGATGGGGTCAGACCTACGAAGTATCGCATGCGGGTAACGTAAACGAAGCTAATTATTGGGGTTATATATACCCTTTTAATTACGACGGAAGTACTTTCGATGTATCGAGTACGGCGGTAACGGCAGATAGAACTAATTATACGGCAGATCAAACACAATTTTAAATAATAAAAAATGGCTAAACAGACTATAGGAATCGGGACTTCCGCAAACGACGGGACAGGAGATGCTCTTCGGGTTGCTTTCGATAAAACTAACGATAATTTCGATGAAATCTACGCGGACGATTTCGTAACTACGGCTAGGATAGCAGACGACGCTATCACAGAAGCACATTTAGACGCGACTAATGCCGCAGTCGATAACTACGTTTTAAGTTACGATAGTGCTACTAGTGGTTTTACTTGGGTTCAACAATTTGACGGAGACATCACAGGTATTGTAGCAGGAAATGGACTTACAGGTGATGCATCTTCTGGAGAAGCAACTTTAGTAGTCGGAGCAGGCACAGGTATAACTGTTAACGCTGATGATGTTCAAATTAGTGATGGAGGAGTAGATACTTTACAACTAGCTGCAGATGCGGTAGACGGCACTAAAATAGCAGACGATTCTATTGATTCGGAACATTACGTTGATGGTTCTATAGATACTGCTCATTTTTCATTAACTGCAGCTATTAATACAGTAACTGACCAAAATACAGGAACATTAAAGCTATGGAGTGGTTCACAAGCGTCTTACGATGCCTTAACTCCTGACGCAAGTACTATATACTTTATTACTTAATAAAAAAAATATAATATGCCGATTAATAAAAGTAGTTCTGCATTATCCGCAATATATAAAGGTTCTTCTGAAGTAACTAAAGTTTATTATGGCTCTACGGAGATATATCCTTTAGCTCCTGCCGAAATAAGTTATTTAGTAATCGCAGGTGGGGGTAGCGGTGGTTCTTCTAATGGTGTCGGCGGCGGCGGCGGCGGCGCAGGAGGGTACAGAACTTCTTGGAATAGTGAATCTTCAGGAGGCGGAGCAAGTGCCGAAACACCTTTAACATTATCAAGTGGAAACGTTCTAACAATAACCGTCGGAGCAGGGGGAACTGGAGGAACAAATATTCAAAACAGAGGAACAAATTCATCAATTAGTGGTGCAGCTAGTGTTTCAACTACTAGTGGAGGTTCGGGTGCTGGTGCTTATGGCACAGATGTAAATGGTGGTTCTGGCGGCGGTTCGGGGTATGCAAGTAATTATCCTGCTGGTACAGGTACAACGAATGAAGGTTTTGCTGGAAATAGCGCAACAAGTGAGTATCACGGCGGTGGCGGTGGCGGCGCTGGGTCGCAACCAGCGATTGGCAGTGGCGTTGGTGGTAATGGTGGGTCTGGTGTTTTTTCAACAATTACCGGTACTTCAATCGGTAGGGCTGGCGGCGGCGGCGGTGGAGCAAATACTTGGCAAGGCGGCGGTTCTCCTGGCTCTGCGACATCGGGCGGCGGTAACGGAGGAGAAAGATTGGGTGTATCAAGTGAAGTTAACGGGGCTAACGGCGCAGCTAACACTGGCGGCGGTGGAGGTGGTGCTGGAAGGCAAAACACAGGTACTGGAGGTTCGGGCGTTGTTATTCTAAGGATGGCAACTTCAATTTATAGTGGTACGACGACAGGTTCTCCTGACGTAGACAGTATAACAGTACCTGGCACAACAATACTTAAATTTACAGGAAGCGGTTCTTATACACATTAATATATGGCACATTTTGCAAAATTAGACACAAATAATATAGTTACGGAAGTACTTGTTGTAAATAATGAAGTACTTCTTAAAGCAGATGGAACTGAATCAGAATACAAAGGTAAGGTATTTCTTAACGGTTTATTAGGAAACGCTACTTGGATTCAAACTTCTTACAATGGAAATTTCAGAAAACAATACGCTGGAATTGGTTTTACTTATGATGAAACAAACGACGTTTTTATTGCTCCCCAGCCATTTAATTCTTGGTCATTAGATAGTAACTACGATTGGCAACCGCCAACACCTTATCCTACAGATGGACAAGATTATAGTTGGAACGAAGAAACATTATCTTGGGATTTAATTTCTTAAAATGGAAAATTTGAAGATATACGGATTTAACGCGATAGCATTAGCATTATCTATAACGGAGATTAATCCCTATCTTCAGACGATTTCTCTTCTCTTAGCAATAGGGTATACAGTAATTTCAATAAGCAAGAAACTAAAATGAGTAGTAAGATAGATATCAACGGAGACGGAAAGGCTGACTTTAGTATCAGCATTACACAGATAATTACAATAGCTGCAATGTTTGCTTCTATTATAGGGTCTTACTATACTCTATCTAATAGGATAACTATTGCGGAAGAAGAAGTTAGTAAGTTAAAGTATAATCAAAAGGAGTACACTTGGAAGAACCAAAGAGCCTTAGAAGATGAGGTTAAGGCAATGAAGTTAGAAATGAGAGACTTTATGAAAGACCTTGAGTGGATTCAAAAAGATAAAAGGAAATAAGTTGCCCTTTAAGACAGCTTTTATATATTAATAAGAAATATATTACTTATGGAAACGATAGTTATTATTTTATCAATCTTGTTATTCGCCGTAGTTATTATGATGGGATTAACTATTTACGGAATTTTTACCGATAAAGATAAGGACGGAATACCCGACGCTTTAGAAAGTAAATTTAAAGAACTAAAAGAAGAAATTAGTAAACTAAAAAAATGAAGTACTTTACTCTTAGCGAGTTCGATTGTCCTTCTCTTAGCGAGTCTGGGATTAATATGGATAGAACTTTTCTCGAAAAACTCGAAGAGGCTAGAGAGTACGCTAATATACCCTTTAGAATTACGAGCGGATATAGAACTAGGGAACATAACGAAAAAATCGGAGGTGTCGAAAATAGCTCACACCTTATCGGAAAGGCCGCAGATATCGGAGTCGGTAGCGGAAACGAAAGATATATTATTCTTAACGCCCTTATTAAAGCGGGATTTAAACGTATCGGGATCTCTAAAACATTTATACACGCCGATACAGACTCTATCGACCAAGGGGGAACTAAACCTAACTCGGTCTGGACTTACTAATACCGTAGGAAGTACGCTATGCTTAAACTTTTATTAGGATTACTTAAAGGAGGCGACGGAAGAAAATCGGTAGCGGGTAACCTAGCTTGGGAGATACGAGAAGCTATAAAAGGAAAAGAACTAGATCCTAACGAGCTTATAGCGATACAAACTAAGATTAACGAAATAGAGGCTAAGCATCGAACGGTATTCGTAGCGGGTTGGAGGCCTTTTATCGGATGGGTATGCGGTATAGCTTTCGCGTTTCATTATATAGTAATGCCTTTACTTTTAGCCTATACGGATATAAAACCTATAGAGTTCGATACTAATAGCTTATTTACCGTCCTAATGGGTATGTTAGGTCTCGGAGGTTTAAGAACTTACGAGAAGCTTAAAGATAAGTCTAGTTAGTAATGAAGAAAATAGTTATTAACTACGAAAAAAATAAAGTACGAAGAAAGGGAACGCATAGTAAATCTAAATCTTCGGCTTTAAAATCCTCTAAAAATTATAAGAAAAAATATAGAGGCCAAGGTAGGTAGTGTTAAAAAGTTTATTTTACAATTTAAAAAAATAACCTCTACCTTTGGCGGGTGGAGGCTACTAATATAGTAACCTTAAATAAATAAAGTAAATGAGTGAAGATATGACTATTAGAAAATTAGCGGAGAAAATAGCAAAAGACTTCCAATTATCGGTAAAAGAACGTACCGATGCTATACTAGAATTAGACGCTATAAGTTATACCAACGTAGGTTTAGACTCTAGTAAAAAAGAAAAAACTAAAGTAAAAGCTGATAGTAAATATCTTTACAGACTTATAAAAGGATTTAACGAAGTAGATGGTAATTTATTACTAAACCATTTAGACTAATAAAATAATGTCTACTAAAGCTAAGAAACCTCAGAGAGCTAGAGTAATAAGAAGATTAGACGAAGTATTTTCTAAATATATAAGACTAAGTAATTCTGATAAATACGGATACTGTACCTGCGTAACTTGCGGTAAAAAAGGACTCTGGGAAAAAGACATTATCGACGCGGGACACTTTATAAGCCGAAAAGCTATGGCAACGAGATGGGACGAACGAAACGTTAAACCGCAATGCCGATACTGTAATAGATTTAGAAACGGGATGCAGTACGAGTTTAGTAAATATCTTGGTAATAACTTAGCCGAAGAATTAAGCTTAAAAAGTAAAGAAATAACTAAATTTACTATCGACGAATTAGAAGAAATGATAACAGAGTATTCTAGTAAGTTAAAGAGTTTTCTCTAAATTGATTATTTGTTTTAATGCGGAAGAGGGTAAGGTTTAATCTTTACCCTTTTTTTTATTAAGAATTTTTTAGTAACTTCGTAAAAGATAACTTTAAATAATTAATTATGAGCGATAAAACTCAAGTTTACATTATAAGGCAAAACGCCTTAACTAACGCGAACGTATTTTGGGCTAAAGAAGAATCTAAGACGGAAGATAAAGTTTTAGAAACGGCCGAGAAATACGCTAACTGGGTACTAGGAGGAGAAGTAAAAAGTAGTTTACCTCCTTTACCTAAGGTCGAAGATGACGATAAAAAGCCTTGGCTTAACTTTAATACTCCCGACTATAATAAAGCTATAGATCTTATAAAAGAAGGGTATACTATTAAAGACCTAAGAAACTTATATAAAGTAGGTAATAAAGTAGCTAATGAACTCGAAAAGATCTAGTATATCAAAAACGTATTTTAATAATAATAATTTAAAAGTAGAAATAAAATGGAAAAAAAGACAACCGCGATTATATCAGGAAGTATTGAACTTACTGCGATCGATAAATCTAGACTAATAAACGGTAAGAACGGAAAGACTTATCTTAATTTTACCGCTATGGTACAGAACTCTTCTTCTTACGGTAATAACGTTTGGGTTACTCAGACTATATCTAAAGAAGATAGAGATAATAAGGTAAAGCCTATTACTCTAGGTAACGCAGCCGTTAAATGGATAGGAGAAGGAGGTATCTCCGTAGCCGAAAGAAACGAAGTTACGAATCGAGAGCAGAACTCGGATAGAGTTTCTATTGATTTACCTTATTAATTAAGGGGGCTATAAGCCCCTTTTTTTTTATATATTTATATAATGAAAATAAGAAGTGGAGTAATGCCAGAAGATTTTTGGAATTATCTAGTAAATCCTATAGTAGGATATTATATAGAAAAAGAAGATTATCATTCTAGGAAAATAGAGAAAAAATATAATAGACTACCGCAAAGTTTAAATAAATGATAGCTGAAACAAATAAAATAAAAGAGAGAATTTTCGATATTAAAAACGGAAAAATAGTAGAAGGATTAAAAGTAGGAGTACCCGATATAGACGAATATATAAGATATAAGCAAGGTAATTTCTGCCTCTGGATAGGCCACGCAAATGTTGGAAAAAGTTCCATTATGATATATTTTTTAGTACTCTGGGCTTCTATACATAAATTAAAATTCTTAGTATGGTCTAGCGAAAATACGCCTGACTCGATAGTAAGAAAAATAATAGAGTTTAAAATGGGTAAGCCTATACATACCGCTTCCGAAGAAGAAATAGCTAATACTATAGAATGGTCTAACGAGTATTTTAAAGTAATAGACGTAGAAGATCTATATACTTATAAAGATTTACTTAATGAAGCTAAAGCTATAAAAGACGTTTGGGTTTACGACGCTCTTCTTATAGACCCTTATAACTCTCTTACGGTAGACTCGCAAATACTAAGAGGTATAGGTTCGCATTTATACGATTATAGAGTCGCTTCCGAATTTAGGCTCTTCGCTAAGAAAGAAAATATAACCGTATTTCTTACGGCCCACGGAGTAACGGAAGCTTTAAGAAAGGTTTACCCTAAAGGCCACGAGTACGAGAACTTACCTCAACCTCTAGGTTTAGCCTCCGTAGAAGGTGGCGGTAAATGGGGTAATAGAGCCGACGACGTAGTTTGTTGTCATAGAATGACTAATCACCCTACCGATTGGATGTTCTCCGAGCTTCACGTTTTAAAGGTCAAGGAAACGGAAACAGGCGGAAGATGCACCCCTTATCAAGAGCCTTTGCGTCTACGAATGATAAAAAATAATGTAGGATTCGAATTTTTAGGTAAGGATATACTACATAGTAAAAAGTCTAATTTAGAAGAGGTTTTATTTTGATTACATTATTTTATATACTTATAGTATTAGCAATTTTAAAAATCTTTATAGGTTTAGTATTAAACGCGGAGATTTCTATAGGCCCAATATTCGGAGTTATGGTAGGTAGTCTTTACGCTTATACCGACTACGAGGAAGGAAGAGAGCATACGCTACAGGTTTGTATAATATTTTTTAGTATATCGGTAGTTTGGATAGAAACTTAGATTGGTTAAATATAGTAGCTAAAAGGCATAAGTATTGGGTAGGAATAGTCCGAAGTATAATAGGGGATTTTTACGCCGAGGATATAGTCCAGGAAGCTTATATTGCCTTAACTAAGTATAGCGATCCCGATAAAATAATAAAAGACGGTAAAGTAAGCGAGGGGTATATGTTTTT